CATGACTACCTGTTTTTCTAGTTCCGCGATCCGCACGCGGTCTTCGTCCCGTTGCTCACGCAACGAGTCCACTGTTATTTGTAGATCGTTCAGCCACGCCTGATAGGTGATGACTTCGTTCTCTGTCATGCCCGGTATCTCCCTTGATGGTGGTGAACCCGGCGCTGATTCGGTGTCAGCCCGCCCCAAATGCCGTGTTCGATGTTGTTGTTCACAGCGAACTTTAGGCAACGGACACGCACAGGGCAAGCATTACAAATGTCGTACGCCCCACCGTGATGCTGATTCCCGCCACGCTGCTGAAAGAACAGGGTCGAATCCTGTCCTTTGCACGCGGCAAGTTTCATCCAATCCTGATCTGGGTCTACGAGTTTCAGTTCGTTCAGTAAATCCATGTAGCTATAGGCTCCACGGCTGCCAGCCGTTCCCGTTTTTTTCTTGGGCATAGTCAAAGATGGCTTTCGCGGCACGCAGGTTGTGGATCGGATCGAACAGTTGTTCGCATCCCACAGTAGAGAGAACCCCTACGGTTTGCAAGTACCCGTTCGGGTAGTAGCGGGTGGGTAGACACCAGCTGCGGTCGTTCACCTGCGTGAGGCCGAGGTCGGCTGACCCGTCCCGGTTGAGGGTCGTGTTGTGGGCGGTCGCATCGCAGCGGGATTCCCGCCACAGCACATAGTCCAACATGGGCAGCAGGTCGTCCGTCCACCCTGCCTGCCGTGCCAACTCCCACCACTGCGGACAGTGCCGGGGGTCGGGGACAATGCTGCTGGGAGGGGTCTGAGACGCGTCCAGACGCTCTGAGACGAGCGCAAGGGGCTGGGACGGGGGTGTGGAAGGGGTCGTTGAGGTAGCCCCTCCAAACCCTACGACTGCGAGGGTAGCGGCGACGCCTGCCAACAGGCGGATAAGCCAATCCATCTAACCCTGCCCAGCATAGTCGGTCAACAGCGCCACCAGTTCAGAGAACTCATCCAAATCCATGAGGATGATCCCCTTCGATGTGCCGTCCGGCATCGCCACCATCACGAACGGGCGAACGTCACCCAGCGCTTTCGCCGCGTCAGACTGAGACTTCGCTTGGACGAAACGCGTAGCAATCGGACTGACCTGAGCGCCTGCTTTGATCTCGGTACGAAAAGCACCACCCCAGTTCTCTTCGTGACGGGTAAGGTGACCGCCCAACCCCAACTTTTTACGGGCACGACGCGCTTTGCTGTCGCCTTTGGTTCTATTTCTGCGACCGCGAGCCGCAGGATCGGAACATCCTCTGACCCGTCGTATCCCGTGACGGTCGGGTCGTCCCAGAGTGCCAAATAGGGGGCATCCGTCCAAGTTGCACCGCTCATGGTTTCCTTGACATTCGCCTTTGCGTTCATCATTCACCGTCTTGCCTTTTCTCGTAGATGTGCAGGAACACGTGGTCAACATAAGCTTTCTGTAAGTCTTTGACAGGAATCCAGTCGCGTGCAATGACTCTGGCAACATCACGCCAATCATCTGCAATCTTTATCAACGTATCTATGTCCCTGCGAAGTTGGGTTTTCTCAGCGAGACATTCGGAAAGTTCGCTGCTGTGCTCTGTTGCCTTGTCGTCGCTCATCGCGTCTCCAGAACTTCGATGATCCGTGACGCTTCACCCTTCTTCAGATTCTCCATCCGAGACAGAGGGCGGTCAATAATGTCAGCGCACTTCTCAATCTTTTCATTCATCGGGCCGACACCTTTAGCGTTCAACATGGCACGAATCTTCGCCACCTGACCAGACGTAGCCGGGGACTCAGGGTCTTTGATCTCAATCTTTTCTTCCTGAGCATCAGGGAACACAGCCTTCACCTGCTCGACAATCGTGTCCGGCTTCGGTGCTGGCTTGGCTGCCTGCAACTTCTTGAACTGGTCACGCAACTTCGGGAAGTCCGCATCAGTCAGCTCGTTGAGATCAACGCCTGCTTCCTTCGCTACGGTCTCGGGGTCGAGTCCGTCTTTGGCGCAGGCTTCACGGAACTTTTTCATCAGATCGGCAGGTGACACGGGCTGCGGCTGCTGCGCCCGTGCCACCTTCTCCATCTCTTCACGAGACGGACGCGGTGCCGTCTTCGATTGGAAGATGAAGTTCGCCAACGCACGACCAATAGCCGACGTCTCAGCGTTCTCCACATGTGACGTACGGTTCACCGGGCTGGCATCCCGCAACTCTTCCGCGTACCCTGTCGCAACAGGGCGAGGGTCGGTGATGTCCTTGTAGATTTCTGCACGGAACACCACCTTGTTGTCGTCGTAGTGGTGAATCTGGGTGAACACTTGCCCGTTCGGGAACTCTTCCCAGAACTTCGCCAACCGTGCTTCCACGGTTTCGTAGTTGTCAAGGTTGAATCGCATGGTCATTCCTTTCCTGTCGTACGCAAGGTACGAACGGTTGTTTCTTTTTGATACTTCTGTACGAGCGCCGGATGATCGGCCTCAAACTTCTTCAGGTCAAAAGACTTGCGGGTGGACGTCTTCCATGAGACGATCATGTCGTCGTTGAGCAGCCCGTATTCGGAGGTGCCCAGCTCCCCGCAGATCAGCGCCTTCAGTTCATCCTCCCGCTTCTCCAACACCGACAGTTCCTTCTTCACGGTCTTCAAGGCACGCACCGCATCCACCGCAGCCTGCGACAGTTCCCTCGCAGCGTCAGCACCACCCTCACCTTTCGGGTACAGGGTGGACATGTTCTCGTAGGTGGCCTGCGCATCAGGCGGGAGGATGCCCATGTCGATGAATGACAGGAACGTGCGCACCGCCTGAATGTGCACCTGCTTCTCATCCGAGGTAACCGTCTGCTTGTAGAAGTGCAAGTCAAGGGTGCTGTCAAAGATCACCCAAGTGATCTCCGGAACATCACAGCAGATCGCCTGCTGGACACCCTGCCAATACCAGTAGCGCGGCAGTTCCCCGCGCCACATCTTGTTCGAGGTCTTCTGCTCATACACGTTTCCGTCAGCATCCATCGAGTCGATGGTGGCGACCAAGCGCACGCCGTCTTCCTCGTAGCAATACAGTTCGGCTGGCTCAACGAGCGCCTTCTTCAGCGTGTACTCCGCCCACTCACGGATCGCTGGTTCCAGTGTGGTGCCACGCATCATCGCGCTGGTCGTCGGCTTCGGTTCCGGCGGAGTCTCCGCCATCAGCTCGATAGCCAGGTCGGTGGTGCTGATGAACTTGTGTTCACCGTGCACCGCGGCGGCTGCGGATGCTGCGATTTGTGGCAGTCCTTCAGCGTTCTTCCAGCGGGCTTCAAGCCAAGCTTGCGACCCGTGCGTGGGTTTGGGTATGCGGAAATGCTTCATGTTTTCCCCTTCTCTGGTTGTTTGCCCTCACGGTAACGGAGGGGTGTTACAAAGTCAAGCCAATATTTCTGACCAGTTAGGTTCACCTAACATCACGATCTTGTTCACCATGCCGTTCGGGATGTGGGCAACCATGCCGACCGTGTGCAAGTCCGTCGGTTCGTCAGGCATATAGGAGCCTGTGATCGAAACGTAGCCTTCCAAACAGTCAGGCCACAGGAATCCGACAGAGACAACCGTGGTCGGTGATGGCCTGTAGTCCTCGACATCTATCCAACCGTTCTCTGAATCGAACGCGTCAGTCCAATGCACTGCTACAAGCGACCACGGGCAGCTCATGTCACCAGCCTTCTTTCTTTCTGTCCAACGAAAAGATCGGTGCGTGGAACGTGATGTTGTGCTTCGGTGTCACCACCGCCAACGCCTGCTGCGGTGGCTCAAACTGGAAGTTGTTGACGAACGCATACTCGTCATACCCCTTCAGGCTTCCGTTCACCACCAGATGCGGGGATGGCAGGTATTGGTGCCAGTGCCCGATCCACAGGGTTGAGAAGTCCTGCCCGGTGGTCAGATACCGCTGCGCTTTTCTCGCCCTCATACGCATGATAGGAGGATAGATGCCGCCGATCCCACCGCCACCAGACACCTGATCTCCGTGGGTTAGCAGGTGATTCCAGTCATAGATGCGGATCAGGGCGTCGGTGGCCTCGGGGATTTGGAACGTGACCCGCTTGTCCCCAGTGAAATGTTTCTCCACCATCTTGCCGAGCAGCCAATCAAAGTTGGTTTTGGCACGCAGCTTCATGCGGGGTTTGCGGGTGGTGCGACCGTGGTTGCCGATCACGACAGGCACATGCACCTTCCCGAACTCGGAGGCGAGGATGTCTACTGCGGCGGCGACTTGCTCTGACCAGAACAGAACCGACCCGATCATCGAGTCCTCGTTCGTCTCCGCCAGTTCCTCGTGGATGTCACCGGAAAAGATGTCGCCACCCAACATGAGGACAACACCGTCGTAGGTGACACCAGCAAGGTAGTGGCGGGCGATGTTCACCGTGTTCGTTGCCCACCTGTTGAGGCGTTGGACTGCGATGTCACGGTTGTACGCGTTCAACCCTTCCATCTCTGCCGGGTTCACCACCTCATCAAAGTGGGTGTCGGACAGCATGAGCAGCAGGGTGGCTGCCGAGTTCTTCGGCTTGGCTGGGGTCAACCACTTCGGCGGCTCCAAGTCAGATGATTCGACCCGCTCGATGATTGACAGGGCACGGTTCGCCTCATCCAACTGCTCACGCAGACGGCTTACCTCAGACGTGGCAATGTCACGTTCACGTCTGGCTTTCACCAGGTCTGCCTTCTCCAGCAGTTGTGCTTCCTCGGTCAGTTTGTCATTGAACGACATGCTGTTTCCTTAGGTTCTGCACTGATGCGTTGCTGATCTCCAGCCCCATGTTGCGTAACACGCGGGCGATACTGGCTGCCGGGACAGTCGGATCGGCGAGTGCTGCCAAAAACTGTGCGTGATCCTCGGGGCTGAGCTTGGCTTTGATTTCGTCAGACTTCCTGTAACGGAACGTGCTGCGACCCACCTCCACTGCGATCTGGTCAGCGAACCCCATGGTCGCCCTCCCTTGCTTCCATGCGGATGCGTTGGATGATGGCGGACAGTTCTTCGTAGTTGTTTCGCAACGCGACCCGTGCCATCTGCAAACAACCGAGGTAGCCGATGGCGTCCCGAGTGTTGTCGGGGACATCCAGCTGGTTGTCGATTTCGTTCATCAGTCGTGACAGTTTCATGCACACCATGAACAGGATGCCGTCCTCTACCGTCATCACATCCTCGCCTTGTAGGGCGTTGTAGATGTTGACGGTGCGTCGGTAATCTTCTAACGGGTGGCTGTAATCGTTTTGGCGTTGACCTGTAATCAGGTCATACGCCTCCTTGACTATCTCCGCGCCTGCGCTCGGATTGTGTTCCATGTTTCCCCTTGACGAGTTGATCGGTTTTTTCTATGAGCCGCCACAAAGCGTCCTGGTCAGCCTGCCCTGGGTAGACCTTCCGTAGAAACTTAGCGATTGCGACGAGTTCTATCTTTGTGAACTGCTGCCCCATTGTCAAGCACCTTCCCGTGTGCATGGGAGGATAGGTGTTCGGTCAGCCGTTCGTCAACCCGGTCAACTTTGTCTTCGGTGCGCTGCTGGGACTTGTGCATGATGCGCAACATTCCCATCACCACTTCGTGATCTTTGCTGTTCTCTTTGCGGAACTTGTCGAGGATGGCGACGATGATCGCCCCGACTGCTGTGACTACAGCGGCGACGATCAGTGCCCACCCGCCGTCCATCACTCAGCTGCCTTAGACTTTTCTTCCAGCCAGTCGCGCACCGCTTTCGGGGTGTCGTTGCCGCAGACGTAGCGCAGATGCCACGGCTCAGACTGGACTTCCCACGAAAACCCGAAACGCTCAGCGTTGCGCAACAACCACTCTAAGCGTTTCCCGCTCGCATTAGCAATGTCAATAGCGATACCGAGGTTGTGGTTTGATGTTCCGGGGACAGCCATCGGAGCCAGACCCTTCTTCAAATACCATGCCTTACCCTTGTAGATGCGGGGCGTTTGCTTCATCAGTTTCTTGTTCGGCTTGTCCGTGTACCGCGCATAGAACCCGTACTCTTGGGTTTCGAGCGAACGGTAGGTGTCGGCTTGCGACGTAGGGGCGAGGTCAATGCCTTCAGCATTAGCGGCAGCATCCATAGCTTCGTAGGCGTCAGCCGCACAATGGTGCAAACGGCCCTTGCCTTCAATACCGCGCAACAGATCACCAGGTATTTCACCCGGCTTGACATCTTTGAGGTGGTCACAAAGCTTGACCTTGACGACTGGGTACTTGGACATGGTTACTTCTTGAACGCTTCAGCGATTTCTTCCTTAGTCAACTCGCCGTCCGTTGAGGCGGCAGCAAGTTTCTGCAACACCCCGGCAACAGCCATGAAGCCTGCGATCAACGCAGACTTGGCGACCGACACACCGATCACCGCACCGCCAGTGATGGCGGGCAGGGCCGAGGCAATGAACAGGGAGAAGAGTCGCTGCCCGAGGTCAAGGAACTTGGCGGTCACCTTATTGGCTGTTTCCATGAATGTCATTAGTCCTTCTCCCCTGTAGTGAAAGTGAGTACTGAGTGCAAGATTAGCGCAACACCGGTGATCCAAAGCGCCTGCCGCAACGTGGGCCCAGACAGGGTGATGAGCACCATCCCCGTCCCTGCCAGAGTCCACGAGTTCTCTGTGATGTATCCGAGGAAGCG